GAAAGCTCGCAATCCAGCTCATCGAAGCAGACAGAATTTGCAATAAAGATGATACGCGCGACACGGCAACGCTTATCGCCGGTGTTGAGATCGACAGCAACGGCGCACCTTTAAATTATCATATCTGCAACCAGCATCCCACGGCATGGAAACCGGGATTAAAAAGATCGTGGACAATCGTGCCAGCGTTCGGACAGCAGACGGGGCGACCAAATTTCATTTTAATGTTTGAACGTTTACGGCCCGGACAAGTACGCGGTATTCCTGTTCTGGCACCAGTGATAGAGCCGCTTAAACAGCTTGCCAGATATACCGAAGCCGAATTACAAGCGGCGGTAATAAGCGGAGCCTTCGCGGTTTTCTTAAAGATGGACCCGACTGCCTTCGGTGATCTATTCGATGATGCAGGGAAATCAACCTATATGGATCAAGCATCGAAATGGAACGGCAGCTATCCAGATGCAACTATGGGCGGGCCGGGTAAAGCCGTTAATTTGTTGCCCGGCGAGGATATAATAGAATCGAATCCAGGCAGGCCAAACAGCGAATTTGATCCGTTTGTCAACGCCATTCTGACTCAGATCGGCATGGAATTGGGTCTGCCGGTAGAAGTGATGCTGAAAAAATTCACGTCGAGTTACAGCGCGGCCCGTGCATCCATGCTCGATGCCTGGAGGTTATTCAAAGTGCGTCGGGAATTTCTATGCAGTTATTTTTGCAGTCCGGTTTATTCTGATTGGCTTGCGCGCGAGATTGCAGCCGGGAGGATTGAAGCAAAGGGATTCTTTGAAGATGATCTGTTACGCGCTTATTGGGAAAATGCCGACTGGATTGGCGACAGCCAGGGCGCTATTGATCCCATGAAAGAAGTGGCGGCGGCGCAGCAGCGTGTCGATATGGGGATCAGTACCATCGAAAACGAATCGATTGCTTTCGACGGCGGTGAGTTCTGGTCTAAGCACAAGCAGCGGACTAACGAACACAAACTGCGACTGCAATCTGATTTAGAGCCAGCCAATACTATCAAAGCGCAGCAATCAATTGTTAACGTCGGCCAATGAATCAGGCTGAATTTGCGAAAACAATAAACCGCAGCGAAGCATACATCACTGAGTTAAAGCAAGCGGGGCGGCTGGTGTTTTTCCCAGACAGCCAGGAAATAGATGCGGATGCCAGCGTTAAGCGCATGATTGCCACGAAGGATATTACCAAGCAGGGAGTCACGGATCATAATGCAGAGCAGCGGGGCGATACGCTGGACTTTACGGAAAGGAATCTTCAAGCCAGCGGCGCTTATGCTCAGGCCAGGGCGCTTAGAGAAAAATACAACGCACTCGCGGCAAAAAAGGACTATGAGATCGCGGTGGGCAATCTTCTGCACATCGATGAAGTCAAGTTCGTTATCGCTCAGGGTGATGGCATTATCCGTGATCGCCTGGAATCCCTGCCGGATATTTTAGCTCCGCAACTGGCATTAGAGATCAGCGAGGTGCAGATCAAAGCCATTGTGCAGCGGCATATAAATGGGATTATTGAAAATTTGGGCTGGAAGTTTAAGGAATTATCAGGATGAATATCGAACACATACCGCTAGATCAGCTAACGCCCTACGCCAACAACGCCAGAACGCATTCACCTGAGCAAATTTATCAGATAGCCAACTCAATAACCGAGTTTGATTTCACGAATCCGGTTTTAATCGATGAAAATCTTTTGATCAGCGCCGATTCCTGTATAATTCATTTCGGCTATCCGAGTACGCGCGGCAACACTTAATCGAATAGCTTTGCTATTACTAAACCCATATTAATCCTGGTTGCCGCCAGGGTTGTATGGGTTTTTTTATGGGTGAAATTTATGCAGGAATTAGAAAAATATGACGCGGCTAGACATGCTTTACAAACAGCCGCCGCCGTAGACGAGGTAAAGGAAATAAGAGATAAATCTTTAGCTTTAGCTGCCTATGCAAAACAGGCAAAAGATAATTCATTGCTTGCCTGGGCATCAGAAATAAAAGTTAGGGCAGAACGACGCGCCGGGGAGTTGCTGGCAAAGATGGAAAAGGCGAAAGGGACTAAAGGACAATTAAAAGGACGTGATTCTTCTGGCGGTACAATCGAAGTACCGCCAGAGAATGAACCCAAAACCCTAGCCGATCTAGGCATAAGCAAGAATCAATCTTCACATTGGCAATCCGTTGCTGCAATATCTGAAGAAAACTTTGAAAAAGCAATCCTTGAATCCAAGCAAGACAATATTGAAATAACGACTCCCTTAATTTTAAAACTGAGTAAACCTCATGTGAGCAATAATAGTGGCGAAAACGAATGGTATACCCCTTATGAATTTATAGAAGCGGCCTTATTAACAATGGGCAGTATTGATCTCGATCCAGCTTCCTCTGAGTTGGCCAATAAAACCGTTAAGGCTACCGAATTTTATACTGCCAAGAATAATGGTTTAACGAACCCTTGGACAGGCAATGTCTGGCTCAACCCGCCCTATGCTCAACCCTTGATAAGCCAGTTCTGTGATAAGTTGGCGTTAGAGTTATCTGCTATCAACCAAGCTATTGTGTTGATTAATAACGCGACCGAAACAAAATGGTTTCAAGGCATTGCAGAGTTATCCTCATCGATCTGTTTTCCGTCATCACGAATAAAATTCATAGATAAGCAAGGCAACCCAGGCGCGCCATTGCAAGGTCAAGCCTTATTATATTTTGGTGATAACAGGGTATTATTTAAACGTAACTTTTCAAAATTTGGCTTGATTTTATACTATGCGTAATTTTAAAGAAAAATTAGAATTTGGAAAAACTGGGGAAACCGAGATCGCACATTGGCTAAGGGACAGAGGAAATCATGTATTGCCCGTCTATGAAATTTCAGAAAACCAATTTAAAGGCCCTGCTTTCTATACCTCTCAAGGCGAAGAAATTATTACCCCTGATATGGTGACTTGGTCTAAAAACGGTATTTTATTTATTGAGGCAAAGCATAAAGAGGCATTTTCATGGCATAGAAAAACCGAAAAATGGGTTACTGGAATTGATTTAAAACATTATTCAGATTATCAGCTTTTACAGGCTCGAACTAAAACGCCTGTTTGGATAATTTTCTTACATCGAGGTGGAATTGCAAAAGACTCGCCCACTAGCCCTGCAGGTATGTTTGGGAATGATTTAATGTTTTTAATTGCAAATGAAAACCATAGACATGAAAACTGGGCAAAAGGCATGGTTTATTGGGCTATTGATTCTTTAATAAAACTTTCTGATTATCCACTTCCAAAGGTAATCTAATGTCAGAATTTGCCAACGCCGCCCAGGTCATCTATCAATCCCGCGCCCATTCCTACGCGCCTAAAGTCATACAGTCAGTCAGCGAATGGGCCGATGCAAACCGGATGCTATCAAAAAAAGGCAGCGCTGAGCCGGGGCAATGGCGAACTGACAGGAATCCAATGTTGCGGGAAATCATGGATTGTTTCAGCGCCACATCGGACGTTAAAGAAGTCGTTTTCAAATCTTGCATCCAGTCGGGTAAGTCGGAAGTAGCGATTAATGTTCTAGGTTATTTCATGTGCAACATCGGCGGGCCGGTCATGGTTGCGCTGCCGGCTGAAGTATCATTAGGGAAATGGCAAAATCAAAAATTAAATCCATTAATCGAAGAAACACGAATAGTTGCAAATACATTAACAACTCAAAATAGCCGAAATAGTTCAAACACTAAGGACTTCAAGGACTTTTACGGCGGTCAGCTCTATCTTGAACACGCCGGTAGTCCTGCAAGACTGAAATCCACATCGGTTAAATTTTTGATCGTTGACGAATTAACCGAGTTCGCGGCTAACTTGCAAACCGGCGACGATCCGCTAATGCTGCTTGAAGATCGAACTTCAGCATTTCCGGCAACCTTCAAGCGGCTGTATATCTCAAGTCCTGGCATTAAAGGCTTATGCCGGACGGATGAACTTTATGAGAAATCAGACCAGCGATTCTATAAAATGCCCTGCCCGCATTGTCGATCGTTTATCGTGTTCGAGTGGGCCGGCCTGCTCTGGGATGACGGCGGAACAAACGTGCGCTATGTCTGCCCGGAGTGCGCTTGCGAGATTGATGAGTATCATAAAACCAACATGATGTTAAACGGCCGATGGTTTCCAACTTATCCAGATCGTAAAATACGCGGGTATTCATCCATGTGTCTTTACTATCAGATCGGCCTGGGGCCACGATGGACGGAACTGGTTGCGCAATGGCTCGATATTCACAATGATTTGCCAAGGCTAAAGTCATTCATCAATTCACGCCTGGCGGTGGTTTGGGAAGACCCGGCAATGCGTAAAGTGCAGATGAACGTAATCCAGGAACGGGCGGAGCCTTATAATTTGCGGGAATTACAGCAGGGCGATTGCATCCTTACAGCTGGTGTCGATACGCAGGATAACCGACTGGAAGCTCAGATAGTCGCATGGGGTCTTGGTATGGCGGCCAGGACAATTGACTACAAAGTTTTTTTAGGCGATCCGGCTGACACTAAAGTTTGGGATGAGTTGACTGAATGGATTAATAAACCTATCCGGCACATTAACGGACACTGGCTCAACATCCAGGCAACGGCGATTGATGCCGGTGGACATAGGACTGAAGCGGTAAAAAACTTTGTCAGACAGAAGAAAATTAATCGCCCCATGGTGACTTTTGGCGCGGTGGCGAACAATGCGCCGGTGCTAAGCAAAGCAAAAGCTCAGGATGTGAACTGGAGAGGCGTACTGAATAAAAGAGGTGTGCATATTCAACACATCGGAACCGTTGCGGTTAAAAATTTATTATTCGGCAGACTGGCAACGGACGGCGACAAAGAGTTGCCAGATCGGCTGGTGCATTTTAGCGATCAATTGCCCGACGAGTTTTTCCAGGGTATTACCAGCGAGACTTTTGATCCGCGAAAAAACCGATTTATATTGAAACGCCGTGCAAGAAATGAGCAACTCGATACTTGGGTTTATGCTTTCGCGGCAACACATCATCAGGAATTGAGATTGCATCTATACACGCGCGCGCAATGGCAGGTTTTGATCGATAGGTATTCAGAAATATCAATTGATAATCCAGTTATTGCAGTGCAAACTATGAGTACAACAAGCGGCATAAATTTAGCTGGATGGGGGAGACGGTGATACAGATAGCTTATTTTGTGACATTTTTATCGGTTGCCTGGGTTGCTGGAATCATTGCTAGCGCAGCGTATGTCATCATCATTAAAAAAATATGACCGACATAATATCATCGATTTGTGAAATTTTTGTAATCCAGGCAAATGTGTCACGTGAAACCGCAAAAGTTTTAGAGCATGATATTCGTATACAATACGGCGGCGAGCAGACTTATATCGCTCGGCAATGCGCGATCATTGAAGATAAGCGCAGCACAATCAATCAGGGTTTGCGAGCTGGTTACTCAGTCATGCAGATCGAACAACTTCACGGAATCCCACGCCGGACAATCTACCGGCTCATTAATCGGAG